TCCTCTAATGATAAAACTCTTTTCTGTTCTGCCCATTCCCATACTTTTATATCAGGCGGCGGCTTCATCAATTGAAATAGAGTAGAGAGGAGCTGATAAGTATTTTTTAATTCATCAATCCTGTTCGGCATCTTCCTCATCCTCTGTTATCAACTGCGAAACATAATTCGCTTCTGTTTTCATAAATGCATCAAAATCAAAATTTGTTATTTCGTGCAGTATCTTATCTTTCCTAATCCGAATCTTCTCTGCTATCTTTGCAGCATCCTGCATATTTACTAAAGTTGGCGCGACACCCAAAGGCAATGAATCAAAACCCGAACGTGTTCTGCTGAACATCGCGCCGATAATTCTTTGTATATCTTCTGCGTGATGTAACTCTCCGCGTATCCTCTGTACTTTTATTTCTTCCAATGTTCTTTTTGCGGTTATCTGTCTGAGCTTTTCTTCATTCAATTCTTTTGAACCGCTGGATTTGTTATTCACTAAATCCCGATAATGCGCAAAAAGTTTCGCAAGGCAATTCGCAAAGTTATATAAACTTTCTTTTCCCTTGCTCACAACTTCCGGCTCAATAATTCCCTGCTGTTGATGATGCCTCAGCATTCTAATTCCAACGCCGGTACGCTTTGACAATTCAGCAATCGTTACAAGATTTCCTGATTGCTTCGGCGTTTCGATTTCAGTTTTCGCAGGTTCTTTTTTCACTGGAGATTTTTTCACAGGTGGTTTTTTTTGTGAGGCGGTTTTTGTTTTACTCAATGGCGCTTTTTTCGTTTTTCCCATAAAATATGACTACCTGTGCAACAGCCTTAAAAAAAACTCATGGCTAGAATTATTTCGGGGTCAAATGCCACCCACGATGTTTTTGCGTTTGGAAGGACCCGCAAAATTTTTTTCATTGCACGCACGAGTTTTTTTTCAAAGTGTTGAATGATAGGAAACTGACAAGGAATGAAGGGGAATAGAGTAATGGCTACGAGTAAGGACAGTATACAGGATTGTAGAACAATATGCAAGCGGTGTAATGGCTTGCTGGGTATACCGCCAGAGGGTAGCACAAAGAGCATGGTATTGCTGGTCTATATAAGAATGGCTGTATATAAGACATGATTAAGGCATGATGCTGAGGGCTGTACTGATGTATATTCAGATGGGTTTGTATTTCCCTGTATTATTGCTGAGGGAATTGTATATTCTGATAGGCTTTGCTGTTCGATTTTGCAGGATACGTTATTTAAGCCTATGAAAAGCGCCTTATTTCCAGATTGATACAGCAGGAAAATCAGATTTGAAACTGGATTACTGTACGGATTTCATATTGATTTTGATTTCGATTTCATTTTCATTTTGGTTTTCATTTTCATTTTGGTTTTGGATTTGGTTTTAATTTATAATGCCTGACAAATGGATTGCCAGGCATTAAGGCATTAAACCTTTCTCATGTAAAGCTCTTTTGAATAACCGTCTGCCCGGGAAGCCATGAGTTTCAGGAATTGATCTTTGGAAAAATCGGACAGCCTGAATACTTCCTCTGGTTTCATTCCGAGCTGCTTACTTATTTCCTTCATGGTTTTTCCTTGGTCAAGCAGTTTCTTTACGATTTGTTTCATTGGCTCCAGAAGGTGCGTTCCTCTTGCGCGGTTATGGGTTACAGTGCCGTACACATCACCGGCTTCATCATCATGCTTTACGATTACAATGGGAACTTTGCCTTTAAGTTTCGCTCTCAAAGGTTCTTCCCCTGCCACTGTCCATCGGTGAAAACCGTCAATAATGGTCAAATCAGTGCGGCAGACTATAGGCAGTGTCCATCCGTTTGATAGGATTGACTGTGTAAGCAATTCCAGATTTTCCCGCGATACTTTGTTTGGGTTATAGTTATTTGGTTTTAATTTGTCCCTGTCTACCCATTGCAAGGTAGATAAAGGAGCAAGAATATTATTTTGCATGGATTTTTCTCCCGTTATTGGCGTGCGAGTACATCATATTGATGTTGGTGATTATTGCCCGCATGGTTCTCCGCTTTGGATCTCCACCTACAAGGCAATCGTAAATCAGCTTGAAAACTCTTTTTTCGATTATCGGGCCGTACTTTATCAGTATTTGGATCATACGCTGCGCGTTGGCAAGACTTCCCTTTGTAGGGAAGTTCTTCCGGGGATTACTCAGCAGCTTATACAATTCCGCTTTATAATCCCTTGGATCTTCCAACGCCCGGCGCGCCTTACTTGAATGACGGAACATTTCACTGTCCCAATACAACGCCGCAAGATACGCATTCGGTTCTCGGCGAATAATCCTGTCCATAAGGTCAGGATAATATTCATTCATTTTCACAAGGCTTTTTGCCGTATCAACTGAAAAGAACTGCGAAACACGCAAGGCGGTCAATCGGCTTCCTGTCTGGTACAGATACAGATATATGTTCGGGATTTCGATATTATGCTCATGCAAATACCGCCAAACATCCGTATCTTTCCAGTCATACATCGGCCAGACCATGTTACTGCGCGCCAGCCCCGTATTTGATGAAAACGAAGCTGTCATATACTTTGAACGCTGTAACGATTCAGCCATGCGAACGCCTGTTATGCAAATACCATCGGCATTATGCTTTATTAAAAAATCCTGATAAGTGTTTATCCGGTTCTTTAATAACGGATGCTGCAATACTGCAAACTTCGGCGGCCTTCGCACCCAAACATCTTTGCGGGTACTATCCCAGCAGATGAATGTTTCGTCCTCTTCAAGATAATTAAAGCATGAAAAGTGTTTTACTTCAAGACAGAACCAATTGAATTTACCGCCAGCCAATAAAACTTTTTTCCGCCATGTCAATACCGATTTTTCGATACAATCGAATATGGCTTCCTCGTCAATGAACTCGACAATCATTTGCGCCGGATTTATCTTCCCCTCCGCGGCAAGTTTCAATACCAAATCCAGAAGGCAGAGAGAATCCTTGCCTCCTGAAAATGATACATATACTTTCTTGCCGTTGGAAAAAGCGTTTGTTATCCGCCGCCTTGCGGCTTCAAGGACGTTTCTATTTCCTTCACGCTTTATAACCATATCTGCGCTCCGCATTCCGGACAGGTGTGCGGAGTTTTGCCGGACATAGTTTCGGTTGCGGTTTGGTTTTCTGAATCAGGCTCTTGATCTTCCTCTGCTTCATTGGCATCAGCGCGCGCCTCGATGTCGGAAAGATTTTCCTCTGTGGCTTTTCCGTAATCATCGAGCGCGGCAGATATTTCTTCTGACGCGGCATTTATGGATTTAAGAACATCATCATCAAAGCCGGGAATATCGAAATCACCGTCCAGCTCCGCGATAATCGCCTCGATGTTATTCAGATTGTCGATGCCCAGGCCTGCGGTTTTATTATCCGCCATCATCAGCTTTTTCTTTTCGTTTTCCGATAATCCATGAAGAATGAACGCGAACGCTTTCTTCCAGCCCTCGGCGCGCATGGCTTCGACTAAACCATTGCCGGCAAGAATTAAATTATTCTCATCAATGACAATGTTTTTATATTGTCCCCACTTTTGAAGCGATCTGCGCATTTCAAGTATTTGTTTCTCAGGATGTATGCGCGTATTTTTCTCCGGCGTTTTTAATACGCTGAGCAAAACTTCTTTCTTTTCTCTTTTATTTTCTTTCTGTTCGCTCATGATTTTCTCCTTGAAACAATATGCCAGATGATAGCGAACAGTATTGCGCCCGCGACAATGTAAATGCGGATCGAAGCCATAAGCGTCCACATTCCCATAACTCCGATGGGAATTAAAAGCTGCCATAAGGCGATAGTGGCGATGTTGACGGCAAGCCCGAGCTTCCTGCCGAATGTGATATAAATGCTGAAAAGAAACGAGGATACTGTCGATGTCGCGATTATGAAAATCAAAAACGCTTTGATTATATTCAGCACCGGATTGAAATGTGTCCATGCCAGCAGGAACGTGAATGTCAGGTACGCGCCGAATAAAAGACCGCCGATAATGAACGCCCGGCGGATATTTATTTTCTTTACGCCCTGTTCGTTGCTGTCGTTATGATCCAGAAGTTTGTAGAAATACGGATACAGGAACGGTCCCGGAATAAGCAGGATCATTTTCTTAAATCCGTCTGCGATGCCGGCAGGCTCCAGCCCCCATGACAATACATTCATACTGCCTTGCGAATGAATAATCGCGCCGATTGTCAGCAGTAACGCCACACCGTATACTACCGCCCAGCTTGCGTTATCTGTCAATACGCTTCGGATTACGCCGTTCTTTATAAGCAGAATTATAAAGAATATCGCTGTCGCGTAAGCGAGTATCAATCCGAATGTACTTGTCATTGGCGTGTCGGCAAATATCGTGTGAATGCCGTTAAGGTTTAACCACACTTGAAATATTGCCATGAAGCCTGTGATGAAATACATCGGCTTGCTGCGGAAAACTTCCCGCAGTTTCGGAATGACAGGTGCTAATAATCCAAACACTATGCAGGCCATAGTGTTGCCGAACGCCCACAGCAGAAAAGGCACGATGCCAAAGTTCTGCGCCATCTGAATACCAACCATGAGCGAGCCGACACCGGCCCATGTCGCGGCAATACTCATCGAGTAATACCATGAAGGTTTTTCTTTGAAGCTGTTTCGCAGGCGTGTAATGAATGCGGGACTATTATCCCGCAACCGAGATCCGGCGCATTGCCGGTTTTTGAGAAATGTGTGCATTATAGTTCTCCCTTATCGGGAAGTATACGCAATTGAAATAATTAATGTCAAATAAATGCTTTTTTCATAATTTCCGAATAGATTTATTTTTTCTTTTATTTCCAGAAAGAGAAAAAATATTTTTTATTCCGTGATTATTTATCGTCAACAGTTTGCAAAGGACAATAGGATGCGCGCTCTGCATTAGGATACAAAGGTTTTTTATTTCCGTTTTCTGGTTCAACCGTTGCAATCATTATAACACCACACATTGTATAGTCTCCCCAAAAAGGACATTCACTGCACGTCTTTGGCAAATCAATTTTGATTACTGCTTTCTTTTTTTCCTGCTCAATATCTTTATATGGCGTTCTATCAACAAAACCACAATTCAATAATATTTTTACAAAGTCATCTTCCGTAATATTTTGATCATCTGCTTTTCCAAGCGCATCAATTACATCTTTTATACTTGCGAGCACTGCCCATGAATCATTGTATGATTTAAGAATAGGTATATTCCTTTCTCCTCCCCATTCCATATATAACTCTCCGACAGTGCCTCCGCCTTTTGAATAAAGACCAAAACAAATATCACCCATTTTTATTTTATTCGCCTTTGCGTACCATGCTTTGCTTGACCACACAAATCCACGAAACAAATCATCATCTTTTTCATCAAAAATCATAACGTACTCCTTATGACATATTTATTATAACATTATACTTCATCAAAAACAATCAGTATATTTCCCATTCGCCATTTATAAATTGCGGCACCCATTTCATACTTGACGGCTTCGGCTCTGTTTTTGGTTTCTCTGGTTTCTCCCCGGGCTTCTGTAATTCCGCGCAGGATATTCCGCCGTTCAAAACTCTCAGCCCGGGTTTCCCGTCTTTATTGTTAAATATCTCGTACAGATAATTTGTTTTTTTCAGATAGTGCTTTCCGTTTTCTTTTGTTACTTCATACTCACCGGGTATTTCGTAATCCGCTTTTTCCGATGTAAAGCCGGAAGCAAATAGCGTATCAGGTTCATAAGGAATCAACTGCCATAAATCAGTGAAGATGTCTGATTTCTTTTCGCCTTCCGTTTGGCTGTTTTTATAAAGCGTTATTATCATTATTAAAACCCCTAATATCCATATACTGTTTTAGAAACAATGCGTCGCCTAATTTCTTGCTTCCCTGCATGATTTCTATACATTCTTCCCTTGAATAACAGTAAACAAAATGCCATTTATCTTTTTTATCCTTTGGTGGTATTGGAATTAAATCAAAATCATTTTTTATATTTTGAAATCGCATCCAATTTTTTAATATAGTTGACAGCACTTCCGATACCATATCCTCAGTTAATTTATTTCTTTTTGGCAACAACTCTCTGTTCTGCCCAAACCAATTTTGAAGATCGATTATCGCATCTTGATAACCTCTGTCATAAAATAAGTTATTCATCGTATTGTTCCTTGTATTCTTTGCTTAAAATTATCGTTGCCTGTTCATCGCAATACATACACTTAAATACAATGCTGTTTTTATTTACCTCTTCCATATCCATTGAACAATTATGTTTGGAGCATTGCGGTAATTGATATTCAATTACCCTTTCACATAATTCAATTTTCGTAATATATTTCTTGTGGTAAGCGCAATATTTACTCGTTTTATTTATTTTTATACAGTGATTGCATTGTTCAATTGTCATTTTTTCTTCCTTTCCAACATCAATCTGTTTATAAAATCCTGAATATCTCTCAGGCAATCAGCGTCAAAAACAGTTCCATAAACCGTTCCGCTGGCAGTTAAAAAACAATATTTGCGCCATTGCGCATACCATTGAACAAATCCTAAAAGACAGTTAGATGATTTACTTCTAACTTCAAATACTTTTGTTTTTGGTTTTGGTTCCAATTCTACAAATGATAAGTATTTATATTCCATTGTTTTCTCCTTCAAATAAAGTCATTGGTTCTTTGTCCCGCTTTTTATAAACAGGTCTTGTTTCTTGCCTATACGGACAATCCGCTTTTTCAATAATTTTCTTTGTTCGCTCTGTCATTGAATCACCGCTGTCGATAAAACCTATTGAAACTTGCTCTTCAATTTTACAGATAGATTTCCCAAGTTCCTTTTCAGGATTGTATTTCCAGCAGCGTTCACAATTCCTGTTCATCCACATCATGGCTTCGGTTCCGTTGCTGAACATTTTTTACCTTCCGCAACAATGCTTGAACTTTTTTCCAGAGCCGCAGGCGCAGTATTCGTTCCGCCCCTGCTTTAATTCAGACTTAACAACAGAGACGGGAATTATTTTCCCATTGCTATATTGCCACACACCTGTATCATCAGCCTGTATAAAACTTGCGACTTCGTGATGAACCTTTTTAAGAAAGCCCTGTTCAAAATTGGCTTTGAACTCAACCGTTCCTTTATCGTTATCGCATTTGATTATTTCCAGTCCCGACCAAATTGAATTGTTACTCCATTTTTCAACACTGCCGCGGTCAATATCGGTTTTTCCGTTCTTACAAGTGTCAATAATAAAATCAATTTCGTGAAACACATACGCTGAATACCGGGCGCGCATAAGAGCTTCCGGCGTAGGCGCGTTCTCTTTGCCTTTGATGTAAGGCTTGCAACAATTTCCGTATAATTTACCGGAACCGCAGGGACATTTTTCAAACATAGTCATTCTCCTTTGTTTTTTTCTCAATCCAATTCAGAATATCTTCACGCTTAATAACGCCGCCTCCGTACGGCATTGGCGTTATAAACTCCCATTTGAAATCCTGATGATAAATCTCTGATTCTTTTTTCCCCATGAAAATAGACAGAATATTCCACGCAAAGTCTGCCGGACCAGAACCGCCGTATCCCCATTCAAAACCGTCAGGGCTGTGATATGTGAAACGCCGCGGCACATTTGTTTCAAGGCCGTTCACAGTACGTTTGCAAATAACATCTTCATTCCAGCCTTTAATCTTTTCAATATTCGATTTTATTTTTGCATTCATGCTTTATACTCCTATACATCCAGTTTTGTACCACTTGCTTTTTGAGGGATATATTTTCTTAATTCCTCTTACGCGTTTTATAGCATCATGAGTTGTGAAATGAAGTTTCACTATTGCATAATTGGTTTTTGTAATATCAGGATTGTTTGTAAACATATTATGCGTGCTCATATAAAAAAATATTCTTCTGCTTACACAAAACAAATTCTTCATGCGGAAATTATTTTTATTTCCATCCCAAAATATAATCACATGATTTTTTGGGATTTTACCGTATTTCATTTCCCATAAAATGTTTTGTTTAGACACCCATTTCCCTGCATTGTTTCCAAAATTGCCTAACATAGAAGTTTTTACATAAGTAATTCCAGTTTTGGCAAAGATGATTTTTTCTGAACCAACAGGCAGAGTAATTTTTCTATTCCAGTCATATCCTGTTTTGATACCGTAATAACCGCAGACACATTTTATCTGACTATATGAAACATCAGTATCAAATCGGTTATTAAAAAGCCTTGTTAATTCCCGAAATGTTTTTCCTTGCGCTTTCTTTTCAAGCCATAGAATCATTTTCTGCGTATATCTCATATAGGACGCTCTCTATTTCCCTTTTTCTTGTATCCGCTGTATTCGTCATCTTTTGGTACAGAAGTGAGTTGCTTTTTATTATTCACAAGGAATGTTTCGCCTTTGGCTTTTGGTAGCAGAG